ATCTCCTTTCAGTTACCAAGAAATCTTAACGAGAATGCTCTCGTACTGCGGAAATACGTCGCGCAGGTACTGCCGCACGCACAGCTCTTCACTTTCACAGAACTCGTCTTCACGAGTATCCTTATAAGCATACTCCTTAAAGCAGTCGTTCATGAAATCTTCGGGGAACAACAGAGTGGGAATCTCTACATCTAAGTCATACTGCCTCTTGATTGCTTCCTCAAGTTCATAAGAGCTAACCGTAGGCATCATTTTTACTTCCATTTACTATCACCCTCACTTTCTATATATATTATATAATAATTTTTATAAAAATACAAAGAGATTGATAGAGTTCATCTATCAATCTCTTAAGCTCATTTATTCATCTTCTGCGGGTTCGACGTAGTAAGAGAGCCAGCTTTCAAGTTCCTCTTGATAGCGGCCATCAACAGATTCATCGTCGTAATCAAAGCCGGACTCTTCGAGGTCTTCACGACAATCCTCCCAGCTCATAATGCCATGCAGCCCTTCGTAGGACTGATATTCCTCAACTGAGAGGTTATAAGCATCCTCAAGTGCTTCCTCAATAGTGGCATAGTCCTCAGTCATCTGATAGGTAGCTCCGCCAAAGCCACCGCCCAACCCTGCATAAATCTTATACTTCATCTTTTATCCTCCTCGATTCTATAATCGTACTCCGCCTCTTCGAGCAATTTACCGAACTCATAGCCCGAAGGCTTGCGGCCTTTCTCCGCGATGGCCTGAGTCTGTACGAACATCAGAGCCAGTTGAAACGCCCGGTCCGCAATCTCATACTCTTTTGTTTCAGAGTCAATGGGAAAGCGATCCTCGAAGGTTTTGGAATGAAGAGAGATGGAAATGACGGCGCTTTTCATGTGGCAACACCAATCCTTTCTTAAAAGAAACCGTTTTCTTTACCAAACAAAGCCCACAGAAGATTAAAAGATTCGGTAAACTTCTCGGAAGTAGCTCCCCGAATATCGAGAATGTCGAAGGCCTCGGTGGCATCAATGTTATCCTCTGGAATATTGAGAAGATAGACATACCTTACGTGATAGTCTTCGAGATGCGGAGTTGCCAAAAATTGGATAATGCCGGTATAGTCAGAAAAATACTGACCATCTTCCGTGATAAAGCTAGTATCGTGATTGTCATCGTTCAGAGCAAGAACTCTCTTACCAGTCTTCATCAGTATCCTCCTCAATCAGGTTGCCATGAGCATCACAGGGAATTGCGAAAGAACTTTCGTCGGAGATTTCAAGGTCTTTAACAACCTTGCGGGGAAGAACAATAACAGGGGTCTCCTCGAACAGCTCCAAGTGCTGGATTGCCATCAAGTCGGAATCATAGAAATCTTGGAGGATAGAAGCGGCTTCGGAAAAGTTGTCTGCGAAAGACATACCACTCTCAGAGTAGTATTTCTTGCCGTCAAAGAGAATGACTTCATAGGAGAACGAACATTTCATAGTAAGACTTCCTTTCTCATCTTCTTTGAGAGCTTCGAAGAAGCTCTCAGTTGCTCATCCAGTCAAGGATGATGGGGAGTTCGACCTCGGGCGTCCGCAGGAACCCGATGTTATCTTCATGCAAGTCCCAAATATGCCAGTCATCGCAGAAGATAGCGAATCTCTCAAAGGTCTCTGCCCCATAATTCTCAGCAAGAGACTTCAGCCATGTAAGATTGGTGGTAGGGATACGCCGCACAACAGTCATAGGGATACCCGGAATAACTTCGCCCTGTTCATCCCAAGCGATAGTCTCATAGGCGATATGAGAGGAGGGAACAACAAGAGGCTGAATCTCCAGATAGTTAAGCTCGAAGTCTTCCGCGTCAGGGTTTCTATCCCAAGTATGATAGTCATAGTTGTAATAGTAACGAGAAGAATTGGAGTCATCGAGCTGAGTTACCGGGAGCTTACACGGCAGCTCGTGGAAGATAGTCGGGACAAAGAGATGGAGAAGGCCTGCGTCTTCCGCGGCAGTGAGGAGATTCTGCTCTTTGTCAGTCTCATTGTCGATGGAGCAAAACTTTACGACGATAGAGTCAGAAGCGTGGTAGGCTTCTTTGAAGGCGCCGCAAGAGAAGCAATCGAATCTGTCGCCGGGAGCAACATTGCCCTCAAGGCAATCTCCAATGCCCATAATAGTATCCCGCAACTGGAAGATTTCTTTTTCTTGCTTATCTGCGGGAACGCAGGTGTTGAGGGGGCGCAGGAAAGACTTTTCGAGCGTCCGTAGGAAGGTCTGAATCTCCGGAGAGAAGTCTTCAAGACCCCTTAAGTTCAGTGTTTCAACCATCTTTTCATCCTCTCCTTTCTTATATAAATATAATAACATATAATTATAGTTATTTCTAATAAGTCGGTAAGTTTGGCATTATTACGAAAGACACGAGAATAAGACGAAGGGGTATGCGGGTTGGCAAAAAATTTGGGGAGGAAATTGCCAGTCCGCAGGCCAATAAAAGATTCGGATGGACGGCCAAAAATTTAACACAATTTTTTAACATTTTCCTTAGAGTGGCGGATATGTTGCATTTATTCTTAATATATGTTATTATTATTTCATAAAAAAGAATAAAATTTAGGACAAACGCAGTTAATCTCCTTGTATTGCTTTTCAAGTATTAGCGGAAGGAGGGTTTTAATAGTGGACAATAAGAAAGAGTATTACACTATTTCTACTCGATTGAAGAAAGAACAAAAAGAGTAGTTAGAACAATTTGCGAAAGAGCAGGACTTAACAATGTCCCAGGTCGTGCGCAAAGCAATTGAAATGTATATAAATTCTACTACTGAGGAATAATTTGGGGGCATAAAAACAAAATGAAAACAAAGATAATCTATTCGTTAAAGATTTATACTTAGCTGATAGTCTTAGGATTCTAGCCTGTTGCTACAATGCCAAACCCCAAAGATTCAAAGTACACCTGTTGGGTTTTTGAAGATACGGAAGAATTTGAAGAGGCTCTTGGCCCTATTCTTGGAGGACAGAGTCATGGCAGTAAGTAATCAGAATATTGTTAGAATTGGTGTCAGAGATACTTTTGATAAGTCTCATACATATTGTTTAATGCACATAGATAGCTTGCAGGAAGCAATGTGCAATCTAAAAGGCGAGACCTTGAAGCTCTGGCTATATTGCAATAAAAATCAAGATAACTATCAGTTTGAGTTGAGCCAGAAGGCATTACAAGATTGGGGTTTGAAAAAAGATGCGTATCAGACAGCTAAGAAGAAGTTAGTGGAGCTTGGCTATTTGGTTCCTGCGAGTGAAGATAGCAATATTTTAATCTTTTATGAGAGCCCTTTGTCTGAAAAACAGACAAAACTTGTTAAACCGGTCGAATCTGGATTTCAGATTGAATCTGAAAAACCGACAAATTAGTCTGAAAAACAGACAATGATTGCTGAAGAGATCGGGTCTGAAAAACCGACTTCATCTGAAATTCAGACAAAATTAGAGACTAGCGAGTCTGAAAAACCGACAAAATGCTTAGGCAAAATGTCTGAAAAACCGACAACGTTGTCTGGATTTCCGACAAGTTAGTCTGAAAAAGCATAGAGAAATAATACAATAGTACATGATAGTACATTAAAGGATAGTACAAATACGACTTTTGACGAGAGAGAAGAGGAACGGAGCGATTCTTATCCCACTATTTCACGTGACGTAGTGGAGTAGATATTTGTGAATCCGGAGTATTTAGAGGGGGGTCTTATTAAGAATGGAGACAAGATTTTTAGATTAGAAAACTGAGATGGAAATCTTCGAGGAAGGTTATAGAAATTTCGATCTAAAACCTCTTACAGAAGAGGAAGAGCGTTTTATAAAGAATATGATAGACGTGTTATTAGTGGAGATTGGCCCTAAGCCGGTAACAGAGGGAGGAGAGCTTCTAGATTTTAGAAGCGAGATTTCGAGAGGATAGAGAAGAAGACTTTAGCTTTATGGAGATAAGGGATAGAGAGAGTCGTAAGATTATAGGGGATAGCGCGGAAATCGCAAAGAAA